CCGCAAATTCGGATGCGCCGCCGACGACGGTCCCGAGCAGCTGGAAGACAGAAATCACGACGCGGATCACGCGGCCGGTCTCACGACCGAACGCCTGCATCTCCTTGACGCCATCCCCCTTGATGGACTGGGAAAAGTCACCCATTGCCGACACGATCGAAGGGGCCAGGCCGCTCAGGAATGAGGTCGCGACGGCGCCGGCTTGCATCTTGATCAGGTCGAACGAGTCACCTGCCTGATCTGCAGCGGCCGCAAGGTCACCAGTGATCAGCAAGCCCATGTCCTGGAATTGCTTTTTGAGTTCCTCGAGCCCCTGGTCAGCGACGGCCTGCATCAAGGGGATCAGGTCGGCGAACCCTTTGCCGAGCAATTCCGAGCCTACCTGCGCACGGCGCATCGGATCCGGAAGTGCGAGTACTCGCTTCGAGATCAGTTCGAAGGCCGCCGCCGGATCCAGGTCCTTCAGATCCTTCGCGGCAAGACCGATTTGCGAGAAGGCCTGTTGCGCGGTCTTGCTGCCCGACTGCAGTTCACCAATCGCGCGCGACAGCCTGACGATGCCGCCCTGCAGTTGCTCGGACGAAACGTCCGCCAGCCGCCCGGCGACGGTAAGCGCGGAAAGATCCTCGACGCTGGCGCCAGTCTTCTGGGAGAGCTTACCGAGCGCATCGGCACTCTGCAGCGCGCCCTTCACCAGGCTGGTGAACCCGATGACAACGGCGCCGAGACCAATCGCCGGCAGCAGCGCCTTGAATTCGCGCAGCCCCTGGTTGATCGCGCCGATGCCCTTCCCGCTCGCCGTCTGCTTTGCCTGCTTTTCGACCGACTTCAGGGCGTTGACGACGTCCTTGACGCCGTCGGCCGAGAGCCGGACGCGAACTTGTGCAGCGGGTGTGCTCATTTGAGGATCGACGGAACCCTTGGCGGTTTCGGAGGCTTCTTCGTGTGTGGCGCCGTCAGTGCCCACATCAGGCACGAATGGCGGTAGGCGCCGAGGGCTTCGGCTTTCATCAGGTCGAGGTAGGCCAAAATCAGTTCGCGCAGCGGCCAGTCGAGCACGAGGTCTGCGCGGTCCGGGTCAAAGCCCGCGACCTCGCGAACGGCCGCGATGAACTCGCCCTCGCCTAGTGCGCCGCGCTCCGGCTTCCCTGGCCGTCGATCACCGCTTGCGCGGCGATAGAGTTCAGGGAACTGATCAACGGTCGCAGCGCTCGCTGAAAAAAACCGACGAGGCACTCCATGACGAGCGCGTCGACCAGTTCCCGGTCGTCCTCGGTGTCGAGCTGCTCGAGGAAGGCCTGCGTCTCGGCCGCCATGTCCGGCGACCAGTCACGCTCGGTCTTCCCCTCAGGCAACAGGAACGCGGCCAGCAGCCGGCAGGCCTGCCCGGACGCCAGCACGTCAGCGTTCCACTCGACCATGAACGCGGCCGGCTCCTCGTCCTCGTGCGGCATGCGCTTGGGCGTACCGACGTCGCGCGTCACCGCTGACAGGAAGTGGTGCATCCGCACCGTGCGCCGGTCGAGGTCGGCGGCGTGAAACCGCCGACCCCCGAGGACGTGAACCTCGGTCACCCGTTACACCCGCTCGAGGATGAAGAACGGCTCGGTCGGGTGGTTCGCGCTGTCCGAGAGAACCTCGAAGCGCAAACCGAAGGCCGCGTAGTCGTCACTCACCAGCGGGTAGGCGCCGTCGGCGTTGACCGAGACCTTCCACACCGTCAGACGATCGTTGGCCGCATTGCCGTCGGCGTTGGCGTCGTCGGCCTGGAAGGTGAGCTTGTAGGTCGGCGAGACGACCGTGCCACCGCGGATCTTGTTGATCGTGGCCGCCGGGTTGTCAAAGTTAACGACGAGGTCATCGCCGGTGATGATTGAGCCGCCGAGGATCGTCACCAGGCCGAGCGTCGCGTCGAGCAGGTAATCGGTGTTCAGCGTTTTCGCGGTCGTGCCTTCCAGCACGACGACGCTGGTGATGTTGCGGGCACCGACGTAGTAGGTGTCGCCGACCGTAACGTCCGTCAGGGTCTTCGTGCCGACCGTGCTCAGCGCCTGCGCGACCGTGGTGGCGTCGCCCGACATGAAGAGTTTCATGTTGAGCAGGGTGTGCTCGTCAAGCGAAGCGACGAACGAATACTTCTGGCGAATCACCCGGCTATCGAGCAGCGGCGAGGACTGCTCGGTCGAGCTGTACTTCTCGCGCGTCTCGTTCTCGCTCGACTGCTCAAGCGACGTGATGTTGCCAACGAACGTGCCGAGCGCGGCCGAATTCGGTGGCGTCGACCCGCTCCAGGGCGCGAGGAACAAGGCGCCGCGGCCGAGCTTGAGATTTTCACCGTTTGCATGGAAAGACATGGCAGGAGGCTCCTGTAGTTAAGCGGCCGCCTCGGGATCATTGCGGCGGGTCTGATAGGGAACGTGAAACGTGAACCGGGCGAGCCCCTGTGGCTGGGTCCCGATCGTGTACTCGTGGTGCAGCAGCACCAGTTGGATGTCGTCGTGCCAGAGCGTGCTGATGGCACTGGTCAGCGCTTTCTCGACCCAGACCTCGTACGGATCGAGCAGCACGTCGGGCGCGTCGCCCTTGACGCGGATCTCGACGTGGATCTGCAGGTCGCGCACGACGAGTGGCGAAACGCGGTTCGTCGCGGGACGGCGAGTCTCGTCGCCTGGGTAGACGGCGAGCGCCGGCTGGTCGCCGTGGTCGAACTGCGATTGGCGCAAGCGCGAGGCCAGCGGCAGGCCGGTCGGTGTGGCGACGTTCAGTGCGTCGATGACGGCGTCGACGATTTGCTTGCGGAGGCTTGCCATCTCAAGTCACGCTGACCGCGTAGGTCTCGCCGGCCGTCACGTCAGGCGAGGCAACAGCCCACGTCCAGTAGGTTATGTCCTCGTCGTTGAAGAAGCCTGCGGTGCCGCCTGGGTTGTTCGAGTCAGCGTCATTGAGCGTCACGAGACCTGAGTCGCCCGTGAAGGACAGGGCCGCAAAAAGCGGGCCAGGTGGCAAGCCGGCGACGTTGATGTAGTACTGCCCGAACGACCAAGAGAACTCGCGGACCGGATAGCCGCCGAGCGTCGGCGGCGTCAGGTCTCCAAACGGCGCACCGGGCATGCCGTTCACAGCTTCGATGTAAGACACGTAGCCCAATGACGTTTCGTCAGTGGCTAAGCCCACTGTGAGCGCGAGCGTCTCGGCCTCCGGCTCCTCGACCGTCGATTCCCGGCAGACAATCAAGGTCATCTTTCCCTCGTGGACGCGGTAGCGCTCGCGCACCTCCAGCGTCCGGCCGCGCAGGCCAATCTGGTCGCCGACCGCGAGGCCGGGCAGCGTGGTGGTCTCGAACAGCACCGACAGGCGCTCGATCACCGACGAGGCACCTGCGTCGTTCGTCTGCACGAGCTCCTCGACGTCGTCGACGATGCCGAGCGCGGAGAACGACCCGAACGTCACGGGCTCGCCGAATGCGGCCAGGTGGATCTGCGGGTCGTCGGTGATCACTCGGTTGCCTCGATGTGCAGTCGCGCGACGCGCAGCGCCAGCAGGTGCTGCGCCTCATTGCGCGGCAGCTCTAGGACCTGGCCGCGCTTGAAACAGTGGTTGCCCCGTTCCCGGCCGTGATCCTTCAGGATCTCGACCTTGGTGCCGGCGCACTGGGCGAGCAGCACGTGGCGCTCGGTGGGCACGTACGGGGGAAATTCCTCGGCCGGGTCGAACGCGCCGAAGACCGGCACGAGCGGGCCGGCCATGGCGCGGATCGGCACCGGGATGCAAGCCAGCACCTTTTTCCAATACTTGATCTGCTGATCAACGCCGCGAACGCGATCCGGCACCGGATCGACCACACCTTCCGCGTAGTTGCCGCGCGGATCGGCGTAGCAGTCCATGCCGACCAGCAGGATCTCCCGAGCTCCGAGCATCCAGGCCACCCAGGCACTATGCATGCCGGTGTAGAGCAGCTGCGGGTGCTCGCTCATCCGATAGTCCGCCCAACGATGCGGCGAGATGATCGGCACGCCGTACGGCCGCAGCATCGTCTCGATGTTGTCGCACGCGACGATGTACTCGCACGGTCGCGTGAGGCAGCCGTGCTGGTTCGCACTGAGGCAGACGGTGCCTTCGGGAAGGCGCGCGGCCTGCTCGATCCGGCTGGGCCCGCCGCCGATCACAGCGATCCGTGCTCCCGCGTGTTTCAGCAGGAGGTCGCGGACCGATCCCATCGCTCAGTCCGGACGCGTGATGCGCCAGGACTCCGAGGCGCCCGCGGCGCCCATGAACTTCAGGCGAGCGCCGAACAGCTGCTCGAGCAGCGCCTGCCATTCGCGGTACGGCCGCCGGTTGACGTGCAGGTCCACGCCACGGAACACGTGCGGGTAGTCCGCCACCGTCACCGTCACCGTGCGACGGGCGACACGCTCGAGCTCGCGCAGCGCCGGCACGGTGTCGTCCGGCGTGAGGTGCTCGAGAACGTCGAAGCAGGTCACGTGGTCGTACGAACGGTCAGGAAACGGCAGATCGTGTGCTTCGGCGTAGACGATGCCGGGCCCCATGAGCGCCGGCACAACCTCCGTCCCGTTGACCGGACTCAGTCCCATATCCTGCGCGAGGCGCAGCACTTCGCCGCGGCCACAGCCCACGTCGAGCAGTGAGCCGGTGAGCCCGGCGAGATCCCGCATGGCGGCCTCGTAGCGCGCCCGGCCCATTTTGTACTCCGCGTGCCCGTAGGCGACGGAGTACTTCGCGATCTCGGCGGCTCGGTTCATGCTGTGATCCGATCAGCGGGGAGAGATCGCAAGTGCGACCCCTCCCCGGCCCATCAGGTCAGCGTGGCGTTTCCGGGGGTGAGCTTGACGTAGCCGAACGCGTCGGCCGAGGCCGCCGCGCCGAACGCCACGCACGCACCCATGATGTCGCCGGTCGCCGGGGTGGCGGACGACGCATCGAACTTCAGCGCCGAGACGTCCCACAGCAGCTTTTCACCCTGCAGCCACGCCGTGCCCGTCACCTTCGGGACGTAGAACACGCCCTCGACTGCAACAGCCCCGGTGCCCGTGCTGGCGGCGATGTCCGTGAGAGCCACACCGAGGTGGTGCTTGAAGTTCACCACCGCGCCGGCCGCAATGGCAGAGCCTGCGTTGGTGTAGGTGACCACGTCACCCCGCTGGATAAATTTGCTCGTCATGTCATGTACCTCGAAAAATTTGAAAGGCTGAGAGCACGAGGCCCGAATCGCCCGGGCCTGGTGCGAGCGTCATCAGGTCAACCGTGTATCAGGCGCCGAGGTTGCGATACGCACCACGCCAGTCGCCGATGGCAACGCCGTAGTCCAAGCGGATCTTGAACTTGAGCGCGTCGGTGTCGAAGTCCACCTCGTCGTCGATGAACGGCATCTCGTTGCCGTCCAGGAAGACGACCTCGAACGCGGCCGCGGGGCTGTTCGGCGCGACCATGAGATACCAGCTGTTGGCGTACACGGTATCGATGAACGGGTCCGCAACAACCTGGAAGCGGTTCTTGTAGATGTTGGGGACTTTCGAGTTGGACGATGACGGGTCCGTCTCGCTCGCGATCAGCGTACGTGCGACGTCTTCCTTGCCGACCGAGGTCAGCAGGATCGACGGCTGCAGGTTCAGCACGGTGTTGAGGCCGGCGTCCTTCTGCTTCTGCATCGCGACCCGACCGACGCCCAGCGACGCCACCGTCATCGCCGTGCCTGAGCTCGTGTAGTTCGCATGACCCCCCGCTGTCGTCACCGCGGTCGCATTGAAGAACGTGCCGGTGTCGGTGCTCGTGGGGCCCAGGCCCGAGGCCGAGGTCAGGAGCGTGTACACGTCCGTATTCACGGAGCGAGCGGCCGCGTCACCCATGAGCTGCGCGCGGCGGTTGAAACCGCCGAGGTCATCGTTCACCAGCATCTGGCGGGTGAAGCTGATGGCCTTGCCCTTCGTCAACGCCTGCGCGTTCTCGTAGCTCTCGGCGATCGTGCCGTAGGTGTATTCGCCGCCTTCGACGATCGTTGCGAGACCAGAGAAGCTGCCGAGCTGGATGCGCGGGTGGATCTTGAAGTCCGAGACGGAACCCTTCGCACACCACGCTTCCCACGTTTTCGGGAACGTCTCGTAGGCGCCGCGCAGGATCTTGCCGGCGGTGACCGAGAGCAGGTTCGGGAAGTCCGACGAGGTGTGTGAGGCGAGCGCCTTGCGCGCGATGCCGTCCTTCGTCAGGCCGCGGGTGGAGATCCCCGCCAACGCGAGGGACTTCGATGCGAGGTCGACCAGCGACTGGCCGTTGTACTCGTTACCCGCGTCCTTCGGTGCCACGCCAGCGCGTGAAGCCAGGGCGGCCTGCGCGCCGGCAAGGAACTTGTCGCGAGAGTCCGCGACCAGTTCAACATGGCGTGCCAGCGGCTCTGCGCCGCTGCCGATCGCGTCCAGCAGCCGTGAAGCTGCAACCTCGGCCGAGCAGCTCACCTCATCGAGGCAGGTATCGAGCAACGCACGATGCTGGTCGCCGAAGCGACCGAATCGGGCGCGGATCGCGTCACGCCGCGTCTTGTCGTCGACGAGCGCCTTGTCGGCAGCAGCTTTTGCCGCCAGTTCTTCTGGGGTCATGGTCAGATTCTCCGTAGGAGGAATTTCGCCGGCGGCTGCCGACTGTGGGGAAGCCGCGGTCGTCCGCGGGGGGTTAGAAACACGTGTCATTGCGAAGGCGCGGAAGCTGGCACTGGCCGATTGCTTCATGCGCCCCCACATATCCGCAGCCGGATGGTCTGAGTCTTCATCGGGACTGACCTTCTCGCGAGCCAGCCCGGCGACGATGGCTTCAGCGCGGGTGAACCAGGTCTCACCCTGCATCCACCCTTCGACCACGGCGCGATCCTGGCCGGTGCCGGCCACGTAAGCGTCGACCAGGCCGACGCTGATCTTGTCGAGCATCTCGGCGGTCTGCCGCATGTCGTCGGCGTCGCCGAGCGCGATGGTCCACGGTGAATGCACCATGAACATCGCGCCGTCACCCATGTAGACCTCGTCGCCCGCCATTGCGATGACGCTGGCGATCGAAGCCGCCAGCCCGTCGACGTGTACAGTCACCTTGGCCGGGTGGTCCTTCAGCGCGTTGTAGATGCTGAAGCCGTCGAACACTTCGCCGCCGGGCGAGTTGATCCGGACAGTGATGTCGGTCACGTTGCCGAGCGCCTTCAGGTCGTCCCGGAACCGCTTCGCCGTGAGGCCGTCGCCGTACCAGTTCTCACCGATCGGCGCGTAAATCTCTACCTCGGCCGCGCCGTTGGCGCGGGCCCGTACCTTGATCATCGTTAGGATCTCCCGAGATTTCAGTGCAGCGCGTCAGTCAGAACGAGCGCTGTGGTCAGAGTCATCAAGTCATCCGCGGACCAGTCCTCAGGGACGAGCACGATCAACGGGCCGTCGGGCGAGCTGATCTCACGTTCGACGAGACGGCGTGAACGACGCCGGTGCCGGGTGCGAACCCTGCCGGCCGAGGCGGGCGCCGGAGGCTCCGTCGCCACCACCGCCGCACCAGCCGCGTGGCCCAACCAATGCCCGATGCTGCGACCGAGCCACGTCCCGATCACGAGGCGTCGCGACCCGTGATGGTTCGCGTGCCGGCGTCGTAGGTCGCCGTGATGCGGTCCTTCGAGCCATCGAGGGACTTGAACACGGGCGAGCTGCCCTCCAGACCTTCCGCATCATTGGCCAGCGTTGCGGCAATCAGGCGCAGGATCTCGGCGGCCGTGTATCCGGACTCGATGACCTCGGTCCACGGATTGCTGGCTGAGCCCGCGTCGTTCAGTTTTTCGCCCATCGTGCCGGCGGCGTTATTCGCTGCGGCCAGTGCCGCCCAGACGGCCTGCCCCACGTTCGACGTGGACAGTCCCGTCCCTGTCACCACCAGGTCCGCTGACAGCGTGCCTGTGCCGGTGAGGGTTGATGCGTCGAGCGTTCCAAGTCCACTCAGAGCCGCCAGCAGCTCACCGAATCCTTTGATGTTCGCATCGCTCACCGTGCCTGAACCGGTCAGGTTGGCGACAGCGGCCAGGAACGCCTGCACGTCCGCCGCCGTGACCGTGCCTGAGCCCGTAATGGCGGCGATCAACTGAACGATCAGGCCGCCAACTGCGGTCAGGTCGCCCGTGCCGGTGAGGGCTGCCTGGGCCAGCTTCACCGCGAGCGCATTGGCCGACATCGTGCCGGCGCCGCGAATGTTCAGCGTTGAGGCAATCCCGCCCGACTTGTGCGGCAGCGACCACGCATATTCGCTGTTGTAGCCGTGATTGAACGCCGACAGGTCGCGGCCGGTCTGTGGGTCGTCAGGCGTGTAGAACGACTGGAATTGCCCTGGCTTGAACATCGCCAGCGGATTGGTCAACTGGTTGCCAATCTCGCGAACCGTGTTGCGGTTCTGCTGCGCGTAGTTCGCCAGGATCACGCAGCCTCCGGCCACGTAATGCGCTTGACGATTCTAAAGACGCACTGTTCAGTGACGCCAAACCTATTCCCCAAATCTCGAAGCGTTCTGCCCTTTTTACGCGGCTCGTAGGTGTTGCGGATGTAGTCCACGTCGGACTGCTTCAGTTTCGCGTTTCTTGCACGTTCGCCGCTAGGCAGCGAATGAAGCCCACTAACCACCGCGTGACGCATATTCTCAGCGTGCGTAACCCACTCCAGGTTGTCGGCGTTGTTGTTGAGCTTGTTGCCATCTAGGTGATTAACTTCTAGCAGATTTGCCGGATTCGGAATGAACGCTTCCGCGACTAGGCGATGCAGCCGCTCTTGACGCTGACCCGCTTGGACCATTCTGTATCCATGGCGCACACACCCGGTCAGTTCAATCCCGGAAATTCCTATGAATCTGCCGCAGCGAGATACGCTGCCTCGATTCCCGGCCAGCGCGCGAAACTCTGTCACTTTACGACCAGACAAAATTCAGGTAACCCGAGAACGCCGACGAGGCCGGTGTTGCAACACCCGAGCCCCACAGCCAGTACAGTGCCGCACCGTCGTAGATGCGCGGCATGGACGGCAGGCCAAACATGAAGTTCTGTTCGGCCATCAGGCCGAGTGTGGACAGCGGGAACTGCGCAATCTCGCGGATCATCGCCACCGAGTACTCGCCCGACACGTAGCTGGTCGAGTTCTGGATCGAATCAATCTGGGCAATGCCGGAATCGCCCGCCTGCAACGGGGTCATGTAGTTGTATTTACCCGTGCCCGTCGCACCCGTGTAGAGGATGTGCGAGTTAGTCGCAGCGGTCTTGCCGATCGGCAGCACCGTGGGGGTCGCGCGGGAGGCCACCTGCGCCGAGTTGGTGTAGCCCAGCGACAAGTTCGGCGTACCCGCACCCAAGGCGGTCGCGTTGCTGTTGAAGAAGATCGCGTTCACGCCCGCGCCGTTCGTGTAGCGCGGCAGCAGCCACCACACCGTATGCGTGCCGGTGCCCGCGTCCGTGATGTTGATGGCCGTCCCGGCGAGGGCGTTGGCGTAGGACGTGGCCAGTTTGAACGTCGAGTCCGACGCCTTGATGACGTAGTAGTCCGTCGCGGTCGCGAGGCCCGCAGGCAGCGTGGTCGTCGTGGTCAGGCGGACCTTCGTACCCGCGAGGATGTTGGACGGGAAGTTTGCCGTGGTCGTGTACGTGCAAACGTCCGTGCTGGCGTCCGCCGTGAATGTCTCCGACTGGCCCAGCGTGGTCAGCGTGTTCGCGGTCGCCTGCGCCGTGGTCGTTGCAACCGCGGTGAGCCGATAGAATCCCACCACGTCGACAAGGGCGAGCGTGCCTGGGACCACCGTCGCGGCGGCGGACACTGCCGCACCCGACATCAAGTACTTGTAGTACGCGGCTTGCACCGCGCCACCGTGCGGCGTCGTGCCAGCGTTCGCCGTCGTGTCCTTGACCGGCTGAAAGTTCAGCGCCGTGCCCGCGTTGAAGATCGCATCAGCCTGCGGGTTGCCCGCACCGCGGAAGAGCGTGTGCCATTCGTTCGCCACGGCAGCAGCGGTGGGGTTGAAGTTCTTGCCCCAGTTCGAGCGGAACGTCTGCCCGTTGGCGAGCGCGTTGATCAACTGGTCGTTGCTGGAAATACCCGGCATGGCGTCCTCTTAGTTCCAGACACTCGACAGCGTGCCGCGAACGGCTACACCGGAGAGTGAGCCGCTGGGCTGGGCCAACAGGCTGAGATAGGCGTCGTCTTGGATCCGCTCGAGTTCGTTGGCGAACAGCAGCAGATCCTTGTCATACGGTGCGTCGATGCCGCGCACGATGGTCTGCGCGATCGGCTTGACCAGCACAAGGGCGAAGAAACCCGTATCCGCTCCGAGCATGGTCACGCTCTCCACCGAACGCACGCCGCTGTCGCCGTACTGCAACGGCAGGAATGGGGTCGGCGGTGAGCCGCTGGTCGCGGTCGCCGACGTGGTGATCGTTCCCGGCGCTGCCGCTGAATTCTGGATCACGGCTGGCGTCGTGCGCCCCGCCACGCCGTCAGAGTTCGTGTAGCCCACCTGGAACGACTGACCGCCCGTGCGCGACGAGATCGTCACCGCCATCATCTGCACGCCCTTGCCGTCCGTGTAGCGGGTCAGGGCCTGCGTGTTGTCCATCACCTGCGGGTCCGTGTTGCCGTCCTCGATGGTCGGGTAGTACAGCAGGAAGTCGCACAGGATCAGCGGCATCGGCAGCGGCGTCGCGCTGGCGCACGCCGTTCTCAGGAACCGCAGGTACTTCGTAGCAGTCGACACGTTCGAGCCGTGGAAGATGCCGCCGTCCGTGCTTTGGCGGATCGGCTGCGCGGCGAGCGGCGCGGCGTCAAACCACTGCTTGGCGCGCGGGTTGCCGGCCGAGCCGGTGAGGTCGTACCAGAGGCCTGCCGTCGTCGCCTGGGTCACGTTCTTGACGAAATGGGACGAGCGCGCCTGTCCGTTCAGTTCCGCATCGACCAGGTCGCGCAGGTTCAGCACCTAGACACACCGTCCCGTCAGTGCGGCGGCGATCTGCCAGTACTTCACCTTCGCCGCGTCGGTCCAGTTCAGCCCGCCCTCGCCCGCCACGATGGCCTTGCGCGGGGCGATGATGCCCGCCCCTTCGCATGAATCATCACAGGGTCGGTCGATGATCGGTTCAGCCCCTTCCACCGGCGTTACTTTCACCGCGCGCAGGCAATCGGCGCAGTAGTACAGCGGCGGACCCACGCGGTCCCACAGCGTCCGCTCGAAATCGCTGCGCCGGTCCATCAGGACTCAGTCACTGTCAGCGCAGCGGCGGCGAACTGCGGCGTGATTCCCGCCGACACCGCCAGCGAGCTATTCAGCGCGCCGTAGTGCCAAACCGGCGTGGCACCGGAAACCGTCGTGCCGGTCGAGACGTGGGAGAGCGTGGCACCGGTGACCCCGCATTGAGGAAAGGAGATCGTGGCCGCATTGGAGGTCGCGCCACTGGCTGCCGCTGCCCATCCGGTCGATCGCGCCACCGCCTGGCGGGCGTAGTTCGTGTACGCGGTTTCATTCTCAGCCTGCGAGTTTGTCGCCGCCGTCAGGTTGCTCGTGTGCAACCCAACGTAGGTATTGGTCAGGGGTGAGGACGCCGCGTTGTCCGCCACGTTCGCCCAAGCCGTCGCCCGATACATCAGGTTGACGATGGAATTGCAGGTCGGGGTGCTCTTGGGCATTGACTCAACTCTCCGTCGCGGTGCGACTAGTGTTTCGGCGACTCGCGCACTTCCGCGCGCAGCGAGCCGTCCGGCAGTTTCTTTGCTTCGATGATCTGTGAGCCGCGAGTCGGCATGTGCACGTCCACCTGGGGGGCCGCCACGTGTACCGTCGGCGCTTCAATCGTTGCCTCGAGATGCACGGCCGATGCTTCGACGGCCGGCATGTGTGCCTCGACCGTGACCTGGGTCTCCGGCAGGTGGTTCTGCACCACCGGCGCACCGACCGTCACCGGCACGTTCACCACTGCTGGCTCAATCGTCACATTGACCACCGGTTCGGGCTGCGCGGCAATGGCGGATACGAGCGTGGAAAACCCGGTCTGCATCGTGGCAACTAGTTGCTTCACATCATCGCCAGCGGTCTGCGCCTGCTCATCGGCTTTCTTAGCTGCCAAGTCAGCGGCATCGGCCGCCGCGGCCGCTTCCTTGTCCTTGCCGAACTCCAGCCCAAGGCGCTCGGCCTCGGCGGCGTCCCTGACCAGTTCCTGGTTCACCTGGTCTGGATTGTCGCCACGCTCGCGGATGATCCGCGAGCGCGACTTGTAGCCGCGGTCCTCGAGCATCGCATTGGCCTCGACCTCTTTCAGCGGATCGATCCACGGCATCGGCGGAGCCGCGTGCGAAACGTCGTACACGGTCGCCGGGTCAATGCCCTGCAGGTTCACGGCACCGGAGAGGCGCACCGCGTCGATGAACCCGTCCCAGACCGGCTGACACAGCCGGAACACCAGCTGGCCGGTGAGGGCACGGTAGTGTGAATACTGTTCGACCAGCTCCTGGCGCTGCGCACTGTAGGTGCCGTTATAGTTTTTCGACATCGACGAGTAGCTCGCGCCCATGCCGGCCGCGGCGCTGCGCAGCTGCGCATCGCGAAACGGGATGAGGGCATTGTTCGGGCGGTTGCTCGCGATCGTGCCGATGTCCTCGCCCGGGGCGAGGTCATCGAAGATCATCCCGGGCACCATCTCCATGGACCGCAGATCCCGCGTGCCGTCCGCGTTCAGCGGGTGGTCCTCGTCGGAGTACAGGTCCGGCGTGCCTTTCTTGATGTAGGCCGACATCGCGGCGGCCACGCGCGCCGCCACCCGCTCCGACTCGTCGATCTCCTTGATGTCGTCCAGCCGGTTGATCACGCTCGCGAACTGCGTGACGCCGCGGATCTGGTGCAGTCGTTTGACCAGCTTCACGTGGAAGATGCGATCGGCCGAGACGCGCTTGGTCTCGAGCGAGAACGCACCCTGCTCCTCGCCAGGGTGTGTCTTGTACAGGTGATACGCGCGAGGCGCGCCCCAGACATTCAGTTCGACACCCTGCTGAATTCCGCGCGCCGCATCGTTCATGTCGAGTGGCACGAAGTCCGCCTCGATCATTTCGAGCGAGTACGGCAGGATCGTGTTGTGATCGAGCGCCGCGATGTTACCGATCAGCCGCTGGCCGAAAATCTCACCGTCGCGAATCCACGAGCGGGCGGCCAGGCGCTGCAGCGAATAGTAGTCGTGCTGACGCGTGACCTCCGGGCTGAAGATCCAATCGTCGAAGATTTTCAGCAGCGCACGATTGACTTCCGACGCGGGCTCGCCGTTCGCGAGCAGCACCTGAGGCTCCGGCATGATCCCGGAGCCGACGACGTTGTTGACGATGACGTCCAGCGCCCCGGACGCGATATCGAGGTTCTGCTCGAGGTGGCGCGCCTGCGTGCGCAGCGTCATCGCGGCGCCGCGGTTCTGGGCATTCGCCGAGCGCTTGTCCTTGCGTTCCTTTCGCAGGCGCGACGGTTCAGCCGCCTCGTACAGGGCAAGCGCACGGCGAGCCTGCGTCCGGCGCAACGCCCACTGCGGCGACACCGCCGAGATGACGAAGCGGTCGAGCCAGTTCACCGGTTGCCCCGGAAGTCGGCCACGCTGTACCCATGACGGGAGAGACCAGCGGCCTTGCGCTCCAAGCCCGTGATCACGCGGGTCCAATAGTCGATCGCTTTTTGCATATCGACCATGCTGGCGTAGGTAACGGTACGCCCATGAATCGTGATCGAGAGCACGCCACCGGCGGCCTGGGACGAGAGCAGCGCGTCGAGCTGGGCTTGCGCCTGTGCGAGTGTGTATGCGCTCATCGTTTGAACCAACTTCCTTTACGTGACGGCGACACCCAGCCGCCGCGGGGCGGGCCAGCGGCCTTGCTCGGTTTTGGGGCCGGCTCATCTGCAGGCGCGGTGCCAGGCTCCGAACTGACCATCGGTCGTTCGTACCGGCTGCCGGGGCGGCCCGCGCGCGTTCTCAGCAGATCCGTGCCTCCGCGCGCGATCATTGCGGCGTAGGCGTACACGCTCGTGTCCAGGGCTTCCTGCCGGATGCCGGTCTGCCGTGGTCGCCAGAGTCGAACCCGTCGGCCCTGTGTGATTCGATACACCAGCGTCTCGCTGGTGAACTGCTCGAGCCATTCCTCGTCGGTCGTGGCATCGAGGTGGATGTACCCGGGGCCCGGCGCGATCACGCGCTTCAGCCGCTGGTAGAGCACGTCCTTGATCGTGTCGACACCGATCGGATAGACCGTGCCCTTCTTCACGAGCGAGGCCTTCTTCGGCCACGCGAGCCGGCCCGTGCCGCCCACGCCCTTGATCGCGTACACCCGCCGCCGCTTGCGGCTCGCGGCGTAGCGGTAGACGTTCTCGGTGTAGTGACCGCCCGAGTCGATCGCGCAGGCCTCGATGATCAGCTCGCGGCCGTCGTCGGTCGTGAACTTACGGCCGAGCACCTGGTCGTGTTCGGCGTACAGCGCCGAGCCGCCCGGGTCGCCTTTCAGCACGCCGGCCTCGATACGCCACGCTTCCTCGTCGACGCCCCAGCCCCAGATCGTGTACTCGAGCCGATCGTCCTGCACGTCGGTGCCGATCGTGAGCAGCTGCACGCCGGGCGGCACGCTGGTCGAGGTGTAGGCCTCGCGCCGGGCGAGCAACCCCTTCGGCTCGATCGTCTCGCCGGAGTCCTCCCAGGTTTCGCCCAAGCTGGTGTTGATCCAGCTCTGCAGCGTTTCCGGCAACCGCTTCGCGCGTACGAACCCGACCGCCATGTCGGCGAGCGAGGACCACGGCGAGTAGAGTTCGTTGACGTGGAAGCCGGCGATGCCGTCGAACTTCTTCGCGGCGCGTGGCTCAACCCGAGCCAACATGATATGGCGATCGGCTTCGGTCAGCTCGACGCCGCAGTGCTGGCAGACATAGATCGCCTCGTCTGGCCTGCCCTCCGGCCAGCGCACGTTCGCCCAGACCAGTCGCTGAAACTCGCCGCAGTGCGTGCACGGCACGTAGAAGTAGCGCTGGTCGGACTGCTCGAAACCGGCCTCGATGCGGCTGGATCCCTTCACCGTTGGTGTCGATCCTGCCAGCACTTTGCGGTTCCAGAATGTCCGGGCGCGCTTGACGCCGAGCGCGATCGGATCGCCCTCGGAGCCGGCACTGGTGGGAAACCTGTCGACCTCATCGAATAGCACGATCCGGATCGGACGACTGGCCAACCCCGCAGCAGAGTTCGCACCAGCGATCGTCAGCCGACCGCCGGTGAACGACTTGTGCAGCAGCGTGTTGCCGCTGTCTCGAGACTTGGCATCGGCAATTTTGCCGAACAACGCCGGCGTGTCCCGGATCATCGGCGCCAGGCGATCCTTCGACCACGCCTCGGCCATCTCGAGCGTCGGCTGCACCAGGAGGATCGGCGCCGGTTCCTGGTCAACGTGAAAACCGATCACGTTGTTGAGGATCTCAGTCCAACCGACTTGGGCGGACTTCATCACCCAGACCTCTTTCACGGCTGGGTCCGAGACCGCGTCCATGATGAAGCGCTGGAATGGCGCTCGGTCAGTCTGCCATTGCCCCGGCTCTGCGCTGCTCTCGCTGCTTAGCTTTCTTTCTCGGTCGGCCCACTCGCTCACCGTCAGCAGGGGCGGCGGAATTCGCGCCAGTCGAGTTGCCTTCCACCATTCGCTCAGGTCCGCCAGGTTCGTAATCTGCGAACTCTGCAAGTCCAGCGCTGACCTCGGCGCGGATCGCGGTGGCAATGATGTTTGCGTCTCCAATGTTCACCAGTCGTGGCGCGAGCTTTGACCCGATCGACATGAACTTCGCGCGGGCGGCGGCCTGGCAGTCCGACCAGAAGCGGACGACATCTTTTCGCTGGGCGAGCTCGCCACGGCGCACCGCATTTTCCATCGCGAGCTTGTCTGCTGACTCTTTGTCCTTGCGGGCCTTCTCCTGGATCGGATCGAGGTCCTCGACGTCAACGACCTCGGGCGGCGCGTAGACCGCTCGCAGCACGACCCCGGATTCGTACAAGTCCGACTTCTTGGTTCGCTTGGCCGGCGCGATGCCTGCCGAGGAAACCACCTGTTTGATCGTCCGCCAGGCTTTGCCCGTCAGGTCGGCGACCTCGGTCAGCGTGACGAGGCTCAATGTTGTTGACCTATAGGGGCCCTGGAGCTAGGAA